CCGAGCGCATCGAGGGCATGAAACTCGCCTCCGCGGAGCGTATCGCCCGCATCAACGCCGAGGCTAAGATTCTGTCCGCGAAGACCATGGGCGCGAAAGACCCGTCCACAGCCGATGCGGACGCCAACTATCAAGAGGTTCGCGAATGACCGACGTCCTTGAAGCCGAGATCCAGCGCGGCCAGAAGGCAGCACAGCTCCTCGCTGAGCCACTGATCGCCGAAGCATTCGCCGTATTCGCACACGAGGTACAGGAACGATGGGCACAGTCACCGGCAAGAGACGCGGACGGCCGCGAAAAGTTGTACCTGATGCTGAAAGCGTCGGAACGAGTGCAAGCGCACCTGTCGTCGCTGATCGAATCGGGGAAGATGGCGGAAGCCACCCTGAAGATGCGCGTGGCCCAAGCAACTGGCCGAGCCTCTGTAGCGTTCTGAGTGGCGTTGAGTGCCTCATCCGGCCACTTACCGTGTGTCGCATCTGGGTTCCGTTCGAATGCCAGGATACGTGGACTGGGGCCCGCTCAGGCGCTCCGGTAGAAAGAGGCAACTGGAAGGTTCTGTTGAACGACGGGACCACAATTTCACCCTAACGAGTATTCACCATGACCAATCCCAATGGGGAAGTCGAAAACACCGCCATCGAACCTTTGCAAGGGATGACGGAAGACGAAATTCTCAAGCGCCTTGAGCCGAAGTACCCGGACGACGCTTAGGATGAGCCGGCCAAGACGGATGACGAGCCCAAGGATGACGACGAACAGGCAGATGATGCCGTAACGGATGACGACACAGCCAAGGATGACGACACGACGACTCCCGAGGAAAAGGAAGCCGCGGCAGCCAAGGCCAAGGAAGACGAATGGCTGACCAAGACCAAGAAGATCACCGTCCAGGGTGAGGAGCTGGAAGTTTCTGTCGATGAAGCCTTCAAGGGCTACATGCGGCAGCAGGATTACACCCGCAAGACGCAAGAAGCCGCATAGCTAACCTCGCAGATCACGCAAGAACGCCAGTTCGTGAAGCAGGAATACGAGACCCGTATCAACCAGCTTCAAGTGCTCGGCAGCGTGCTCTATCAGGAGCTTGTAGGGGACCAAGCGAAACTTGCCGAGCTAGCCCAGAGCGACCCCGCAGCATGGGTCGCAAAACAGCAGGAAATGGCGTCCAAATCGGCACGCCTCAATGAGATTCAGCACCACCATTCCGCCATCGAGCAGATGAAGAAGAACGAAGCGGCGAAAGCCCGCGACGAATCTCTCCGCGAGAACGAAGAACGGTTGCTGGAGAAGTTGCCTGAGTGGCGTGACCAGACCAAGCGAGCAGCGGCCCAACGCGATGTGGCTGACTTCCTCGTCTCACAAGGTTACAGCCCCGACGAACTGAGCGAACTCATCGATCACCGCGCCGTCCTGATTGCCCACAAGGCAGCTATGTGGGATCGCGCGCAGGCAGTTAAGCAGAAGCAGGTAGTGCAGGCCAAAACCCCGCCCAAGGCGGTCCAGGCCGGCAATGCCAACACCCCCACAAATACGCCAGCACAGAAGAGGGTTGACGACCTAGCCAAACGCGCCAAGCGCACTGGCAATGTCGATGATGTCGCCGCATTCCTGCTGGCCCGCTCAAAATGAGGATAGTTAAGTGACCATTGTTGCCAATACCTACACCACGTACTCCGCGATCGGCTAGCGTGAGGACCTGTCGGACGTTATCGATATGATCTCGCCGACTGACACCCCGTTCTACTCGGCGCTCAAGAAGGGCAAGGCTTCGGCCCGCTTCTTCGAATGGCAGACCGACTCCCTTGCTGCCGCGGCCAATAACGCCCAGCTCGAAGGCGATGACGTTGCCAGCTTCACGGCCGTTACTCCTTCTACTCGCTGGGGCAATTACTGCCAAGTCTCGACAAAGAACTTCATCATCTCCGATACCGAAGAAGTGGTCGACAAGGCCGGCCGCAAGTCGGAAATCGCCTACCAGAAGTCGAAGAAGCTCAAGGAACTGAAGCGCGACGCCGAAACGGGCCTGGTTCAGAACACCACGTTCAACGCAGGTTCCACCACTGTCGCCCGCCAGACGCGCGGACTCGCTGGCTGGATCACCCAGGGTTCCGTGGGTGCGGGTGCTGGCGTTTTTCCTGTCCCGTCCACCAATACGGCTCCGGTCGCCGGTACGCCTCGTGCGCTTTCCGAGGCACTTGTGAAGTCGGCGATGCAGACGGCCTACACGGCTGGCGGTGCTCCGTCTCAGCTCCTCGTCCGTCCGTCCGACAAGGTTATCGTGTCGGGCTTCACCGGAAACGCCACGCGTTTCGAGCAGGCCGACAGCAACAAGCTGCACGCTGCTTACGACGTATACGTGACCGACTTCGGCTCGCTGAAGGTGGTTCCGGATCGTTTCATTGATGCCGCGGCCTACCTGCTCGACTACGACCACGTTAGCTTCAAGACGCTGCGTAACGTCGAGGCAAAGCCGCTGGCGAAGACGGGCGATGCGGAAAAGATGCTGATTACCTGGGAATTCGGCCTCCAGATGGACAACAAGGACGCCCACGCCCAGATCCGCGACCTCACGTAAGAACCTGCAATGTGGTTGGCCCCCGAAAGGGGGCCTTCCCTTGGGAGTAGTTAATGTTCAAGTCCCCAATCACCAGCCTCAACATTGACGTTGTGGGCGTCACGGTAGCCTCGGGAGCCTCATCCGCACAGACGGCTATTCCTGTCAACTCAGCAGGCGTGGTTGCCAAGTACGTGCGTGCCACGGCGACCGTCGCCGCCCACATCAGGTTCAACAAGACCACCGCGACTGCCACGACCAACGACACCCTGCTGATGCCTGGTGACGCGATTGTGGTCAATGTCCAGAATTACGACGTGTTTGCAGTCATCCAGAACGCAGCGGGCGGATTCGTTAACGTGGTGCCTATCGAATGGGCCTGATTAAGACTTATGTCTCCTTTGACGGAGACGATATGACGCAGAACCGGGTTCAGGATATCGAGCCCATTCTCGACGCGTGTGCCGCCCTAAGGTCTGTGGGCGCTGTCGGTTCGCATGAAATGAAACATGCGGCCAAGCTGCCTAATGTACTGGTCGAGGATTACATCAATATCCACGGCATCACGCCCCACGAGTTTGAGGTGAACCCCGAGCACCTTCGGCGACTCCTGAATTCGTCCGCATTCGCCTCTTTCCGCATCTGGCAGGGCAAGGTCTAACCAATGCTGAACGACTACGCCACCCTACAATCCAACGTCGCGTAGTTTCTTGCGCGTGCCGATCTAGGCGGCATCATTCCGACCTTCATCCAGCTTGCCGAAGCGAGGATGAACAACGATTTGCGTCTGTCGCCTCAGCAGCGACTTGTAACGGGTACGTCTGTAGCTGGTCAGATCACGCCGCCCTCGGATTTTCGACAGGTCCAGGCGCTCATCGTCACCACTGACGGCGTCGAGCGTGAGTTGTATCCTGTTCCGCCGATTCAGGACACGAATTCTCAGCTTTTCGTGCTCCCGATTGGCTACACCATGGTCAACGGCGTCATCAATATCGTGGGCGCTGCGGATGCGGACTACCGTCTGTTCTACTACGGCAACATCCCCAGTCTTTCCGATGCAGCCACGCAAAACTGGCTGATTCTGGCCCAGCCACAGCTGTATCTGTATGGGACGCTTCTGGAGGCGTGCATTTACCTTCGCGACGACCAGCGTACGGCCCTGTTCGGTCAGGGCTACACTACGGCACTCACGGCCATGCGTGCTAATGACGACATGCTGCGCTACGGACCCTCGCCGCGTCCGCATGTGGACTTCATCACGGCATGAGTAACATCCCGCTTATCGGCTTCACGCCCGATCTGGACCCTTCGACGCCGGGGGCCATCGTCGATTGCGACAATATCATCCCGTCTACGCAGGGTTTCTCTGCTGGCAACAGCCTGGTAGATGCAGGTCTCGCCGCGCTGGACAGTGCGTGCAAGGGTGCCTACGTTGGGACGCTGCTGGACGGCACCAAGCGTATCGTCGCGGGCACCAACGCAAAGCTGTGGGACATCTCGGGTGGCGTGTGGACCGATCGATCCAGGGTGGGCGGCTACACCGGCCTTGCTCCGTGGCGCTTCACCATGTTCGGCAACAACATCCTTGCCGCCAACCGTGCCCAACGCATCCAATAGGCCCCACAGTCGGCCAACTTCGCCGATATCGCCGATGCACCGGCTGCTGCCATCATCTGCTCGGCGGCTAACTTCGTGCTGGCCTTCAACGTCGTGGACCTGACCGGAGGCTTCGGCGACCAGCCTGACGGGTGGTGGTGCTCGGCCCTGTTCAACCAGGCCTCGTGGACGCCCTCTGCAACGACGCAGGCGGCCAACGGTCGCTTGGTCACGGCTCCCGGCCCGATCACTGCTGGACGTGAGCTAGGCGACACCGTAGTGGCCTACAAGGAGCGTTCCATGTTCCTTGGGTAGTACGCCGGCCCGCCCCTGATCTGGTCATGGCAGCGCATCCCCGGCGATATCGGCTGCTCCGGGCAAGAGGCGGTCGTGGTCGTGGGCTCGTCCCATTTCTTCGTCGGCCCGGCTGACTTCTACGTCTACGATGGCACGGTGCCGCGTAGCATCGGTGCTCCGGTTCGCGAATGGTTCTTCACCAACCTCAACGGCCTGCAGCGAGGCAATATCAAGGGCGGTGCCGACCTGACCCGCGATCTGGTGTACTGGTACTTCCCCAGCACCGCATCCACGGACGGGACGTGTGACGAATGCATCGTCTACAACCTGCGCACGAACAAGTGGGGCAAGTTCACTCGATCCATCGAGGCGGTGATTCAGTATTCCTCCGGCAACGTCACCTACGATGGACTGGGAACGCTTTACGCCACCTACGACGCCCTGCCGAACATCAGCTACGACTCACCGTTCTGGATTCAGGACAACACGGTTCCTGGCGTCATCAGCACGGACCATAAGCTCTACAGCCTGACCGGTATTCCGGGACCGTCCTACCTCATCACGGGCGACATCGGCGACGAGACGAACTTCTCCATGCTCCGCCGCGTCACCCCGCGATACAGGAACGCCCCGGACTCGGCACAGGGCACGAACTACTACCGCTACGACCTTGGCACCGATCCCGTGCAGGACGCCACGATCATGCAGAGCCGCGGTCGCTTCGACTTCCATCGCGATGCCCGTTGGCACAGTTGCCGGATGGACTGGCCGGGTGCGATGACGATCGACGGCTACATGCCCGACCTCCTGGCGACGACAACCGAATGACCCGTCTACTCACCGATCCGCGCCTGCCCAGCGACTAGCAACAGCTCGTCCTCCGGCTCACGAACATCATCCGCGACCTGACGAACCAGTTGAACAACCTGACCGAAGGGCGTGTGGCTGCCGTGCAGAACGCGCAGGCCACGATCCCCGTGTCGGGAACGAATGCAGCGGGCGACTTCGTACGCAACTCCGCCCCGACTGAACTGGGCACCGCTGGCTCGAAATACACCGTACAGGGCTGGACCTGCACCGTCGCCGGTACGCCAGGCACATGGCTCCCCGTCCGCACTCTTACAGGCAACTAACGATGTTTCCTAACATCTCCGGCGTAACAGCCGATGGCGTCCTGAACTACACCTACGTGGCCGACGTTAGACAGGCGTGGCCCATCGTCCTCCCCGGCATTGTGAAGATCAGGGAGTGCAATGGCGAGTCGTGGATTCCGGAGGACGTTTACACGGCCCTGGCGACCGGCAGAGCGGCCCTGTACACCTTTACCGATATGTAGGGTGTGCATGCCGGATTCGGTGTCTACGAAGTGATGCCTGTGGCCTACGAAACAAGCCCGGTCCTTAATATCTGGCTAGGTCATGCAGAGAAGTCGGACTACGGCCATTACGGCATCGAACTGTCCAAACGCATCGCGGGTGAAATGGGCCTGGAGCGCATCGTGTTCTCAACCACTCAGGATTCCTCGTGGGTCAAGAGTAAGAGGTTTCGTCTCATGAAAGCATATTACGAGGTTACCTAATGGGCGGGTCTTCAGCACCAAAGAACACGACCTCCACGACCAAGACGGAGCTGCCGCCGTGGCTCAATACGGCATACACCGACTTCCTCGGGCAGACAAATGCGGCCAATGCAAAGCCGTACCAGTCCTACTAGGGCCAGCTCAACGCCGGCCTCTCGTCCGGACAGAACCAGGCATTGCAGACGGCACAAGCAGGTGCCGCTGGGTAGCTGCCGGGGACGTACTCTCAGTCGGGTGCACTGACGAACGTCCTTAACGGCCTGTACAACGTTCCCGTGAACCGCAACGCGTATCAGGGCGCAACGACCAACGTCGGCACCAACCCCTACGCGGGACAGAATCAGTACCTCAACCAGATGGTCAATGATTCGAACCAGAACATTACCGACCAGTACAACCAGAACGCCGTGCCAGCTCTAGCGGCCCAGTTCGCACAGGGTGGGGCATTCGGCGGTTCGGCCATGCAGCAGGCCGGGCAGGCATCCTAGGACACGCTGGCGAAGAACCTCGCGCAGTCCACGAATAGCCTCCGATTCAACGACTACACGACCCAGCAGGGCCTTGCCGAGAACGCGCTCAACCGATCCGTACAGGCCCAGTAGACCGACCTTGCGCGCAACTCGGCACTGGACCAGCAGTATTTCCAGAACAACCTCCAGTCGGCAGGGCAGAGCGTCCAGAACTTCCTTGGCGCATCGAGCGCACTCAACGGTCAGCAGGCCCTACAGTCGCAATGGAACAGCCAGCTTGCCGGCATGGGTCAGGTGCAGCAGGACTTCGCCCAGGGCAACATCGATCAGAACTACAACGACTGGTATCAGAAGAACTACGGCTACGATCAGCAGCGGCTCAATAACTACGGGAACGCCCTCAATTCTGTAGCGGGCAATTTCCAGGGCTCGTCCACCTCTGGCACCAACCCCGCGTACAAGCCACGCACGGCTGGTGGGGCTGCTGCTGCGGTAGGTGGCGGTGCGCTAGCTGGCGCTGCCACTGGTGCAACGATTGGTGCGGCCGGCGGTCCCATCGGTGCAGGCGCAGGCGCACTTATCGGTGGCGGACTTGCTGCTATGGGTTATTACCTCTAAGGCGGACACATGGGCACTTTCGATTTTCTCTCAGGCATGGCCGCACCGAACGCAAATGCACAAGCGTAGATACCGATGCAGCAATACCAGCAATTCCAGCCGGCGACGGACTACAGCCAGGTGCTTGGTGGCGGACAGGCATAGTCTGCGGCTACACAAGGCCTGGACTTTTCTAAGATCGGCCAGTGGGCGCTACAGAAAAGCCAGTACCCCGGCCAGTAGGCGCAGGGCCCTTCCTTCCAGCAGGCACTTGCTGCACTGAATTCCCAGCAGACTAACCCGCAACAGACGGATATGGCGGCGTACCGTCAGCCATAGTTCGGTGGCGGTCGTGCGGGCGGCGCTCTTGGTCAGGTCCAGCAAGGTCAGGCCGGATACATCGGTAACGGCTCTCGTCTCGGACTGCTTGGGAGTATGCGCTGATGGCTTGGTATGACGGTCTTATCGGCCCCACCCCCGGCGCCTCGGATGACGAGAGGGCGCAGCTTGCCCGTGGTGGCCTGTTGCAGGCCGGGCTGGGCATTCTTCAGGCCAACGGTCAGCCGGGCGTGTCGCCCATGCAGGCTATCTCCGGCGGTCTGTTGGGTGGTCTTCAGGCCGCTCAGTAGGGTGGGCAGCAGCTACAGCAAGACAAGTTCAAGCAGCAGCAAATGCAGTTTCAGCAGTCGAAGATGGACGACGAGCAGGAGCAGATCCGCATCCGTCGTGACATCCAAGATATGGCGCTTCCGTTCTTTAGTAACGGCAAGAACGACATGGAGGGTTACATCGCCAAAGTCGCGGAGAAGTATCCGCAACAGGCCATGGAATTGCACCAGAACGAACTACGCAACAAGCTAGTTGGCTTGCAGACGGACAAGGCACAGCGCGACCTCCAGGGAACGACACGCGAGATCAACAGCGGTGACAACATCCTGACGCAGGAGCAGCAGCCGGATGGCTCGTGGAAAACGATCGCTACCGCCCCTCGCTGGAACCCGAAGCAGATGGGTATTGGCGGATCTGGTGGCGCGGGCGGCGGGCACTTCGGTCCCGGCGCGTTCCAGCTCATCCAGGGGAAGGACGGCCAGTATTACAACGTCAACAAGATCACTGGCGAAGTTACTCCTGTGCAGGCTGGCGGTGCTGGCGTCATCGGCAATAACACCTTCCGAGACACCAGCCAGCAATTGAAGAATGCTGACGCCACGCAAGCATCTGAGGCCGGCATCGACAACGTTACCAACGCTATCAATGCAGCCAACGCGCTGAAAATGTCGAAGGGAATTGGAGAGGGCACAGGCATCATCGGCGGAATCACGCGAAATATCCCCGGCACGGATGCTTACACGTTCGGACGTGATCTCGACAGCTTCAAAGGAAGCCTGTTCCTTCAGGCGTTCAATCAGCTTCGTGGTGGTGGCGCAATCACGGATGTAGAGGGCCAGAAGGCCACCGATGCCATCTCTGCAATTGACCCGAATATGTCGAAGGCTGATGTTATCAAGCACGTAGATGTCGCCGTTGGCGTTCTCAGGCAGGGTCTTGAGCGGGCTAAGAAGAAGGGCATGGCCGTGCAGAAGGCCACGGGTGGGGCTCCGCAGGCGGCTTCTGCACCGCAAGGCATGACTGTTGAGCAGGCATTGGCCCTACATGGGGGCAAGTAATGGCGACCATTGAACAGCTTCAGGCTGCACTAGCCAATGCCTAGTCTTCTGGTGACTAGTAGGCGGTCGCAGTGCTCCAGGGAGCGATTAACTAGGCGCAGCCTTCCCAAGCGGCCACTCAGTATGACCCTGAGGCGCTAGCGCAGGCTTTCTACCGCGCCCGCGCAGCAGGCGACGACGAAGCATCTACAGCCCTGTTTCGTGGTCTTCGTGCACAGGGCGCGACTCTGCGCGGTCCGACACAGGAAGAATTGGCGGCGTACCATAATTCAGCGGCAGAGAGTGGCAGTAACCTCAGTGTCGCCGGAATTGACACTGGCATAGGTCAGTCTCCAGGCGTATCAAATTTTGAAGCCGGAGCAGGGAAATCAGTCTTAGACAATATGCGAGGCATGGCCCAGTCTGGGGTTGGCCTTGCGAGACTAGCCACGCTCCCAACTAGTGTGGCTGCGCAGATTACGGGCTCCCCCGACCTTGTCGGAAAGCCACTGGCGGAAACCTATGGAGACCTGAAAGAACAGCAGTCTTAGGTTAACGCCAGTGATGCCGCCCTCATGAAGACGAAGTCGGGCTTGCTCGGCAACATCACAGGCCAAGCCCTTCAGGCCGTGGCTGCGGGAACTGCGCTCAAGGGAGCTGGCATGGCCCGCGGAGTGCTTCCGGAAGGCTACGGCGGAACAGCAATGTCCGGAGCTGCGCAAGGGGCTATGCAGCCGTTGGCTTCCGGACAGGACGAGAGTGACCGCCTACTCAATGCAGCCATCGGTGCTGGTGCTGGCGTAGGCGGCCGCGGGCTTATCGCCGGTGGCGGTCAGGTGGCACGTCGAACTGCTGGATGGGTGGCTGGAAACCTTATGTCCAAGGCTACGCCAGAGGCCGCAGCTCTCGCGAAGACGGCCATTCAGGACTACGGCATCCCACTCAAGGCGAGCTAGGTATCTGACAGTAGGATCAGCAAGACGCTCGATTCAGTTAGCGCAAAGGTGCCCTTCAGCGGAGCAGGCCGCATCGGGGCCGACCAGCAAAAAGCGTTTAATCGTGCCGTGGCTTCGACCATCGGTGAGGACGCTGATGCCATAACCCCGGCCCTGTACTCAGCTGCTAAGAAGCGGATTGGAGCCACTTACGACGACATCACATCGCGCAACACCATTGATCTGAATGGGGTCAAGGATAAGCTTGCCGGCATTCTCGGTGAAGCCACGGAGACGGGTAGCGATGACAGTGTTCGTGCCGTCACCAGCCTTCTCGGCCGAATCCAGAAACAGGCTACCCAGGAAGGGCTGCTTCCTGGCACGGCGTTTCAGTCGGTCCAGTCCCAGCTCGGGCAAATTGCGCGGTCCGGTGGTGAGAAGGGCAACTATGCCGGCTAGATCCGCGGCATTCTCTCCTCTGCCCTTGATGATTCAATTTCCCCGGCAGACCAGGCGGCGTGGCGGCAGGCAAATCAGCAATACGGCAACCTAAAGACAATTCGTGACCTCGTCACCAAGGACCAGGTAAACGGAAATATCAGTCCTGCCGCTCTACTCGGTCGAGTAACGGCGACTGGCGCAAAGAAGGAGGCTGTAGCATCCGGTCGCGGGGGCGATCTTGCCGAGCTTGCTGCAATTGGACAGCAGTTCCTTAAGGACGGCATTCCGAATAGCGGAACACCTGAGAGGCTCGCTGCCTATGGGCTACTTGGAGCCGGTGGAGCAACTCATCTTCCCGCTGCGGGGTTTGCGGTTGGTGCTGCACGAGCCTTCCAGGGACTAAATAGTTCGCCACAAGTACTGGCTAAGGTCTTGCGTGATCCGACCATCGATCCGGCCACCAAGAGTGCTTTACTGCAAAATCTGGGCATGAGTGCCGGTCTGCTCGGTCAGTCAACAGCGGCCCCGCAAGTGAATCAGCGTCGCGGCTTGCTCGCAGGCGGGATGTAAGCCAGCTTCTTCGTTTCTGTATCGGTGAGTAGGGCTCTTTTGAGCCCGCACTCTGGCATCCATTTGGCGACGGCCATCGCGACAAGCCGGGCGGTGCCATACAAAAGCACCGTGACGAGCGGAGCTATGATGAATCCGCCAAATATCTTGATGAATAACAGCATGCTTAACCCTCTGAGGTGTGGAAATGCCCGTTCCGTCTAAAATGTCCGATCTGGCGACCCTTCCGGCTAGTAACAGCCCTGCGGGGTCGGACGCTATTGGTAACAGCCTGGACGACTACCTGCGGGCCGTGTAGGCCATTCTCCGGTCCACGAATGCCCTTGCCTCGGCCACACTCGCATCGGCTTCGACGACGGATCTGGGAACCGCTGATGCCGAGTCCGTCATCGTCACCGGCTCGGCCGCGATTACCAGCTTCGGCACGACCCCTCCCGGTATCAAGCGCGAGGTAGTTTTCCAGTCGGCCGGTGCCGTCATTACCAACTCTACCGCCATTGTCCTTCCGAATGCCGCAAATATCACGGCAGCCGCGGGGGACGTTTTCACCTTCCGCAGCCTTGGGTCCGGCAACTGGCGGATGACGGGGCCGCGATCGAAGATTGCCTCGGCCGATATTGCCGACCTGACGACGGTCCTTGCGGCCTATCTCCCCCTTGTCGGTGGCACACTTACCGGCAAGGTCACGACAGCACCTACGTCGGGCGGCATGGCAACGGCTACCGCCTCGCTGGGCAAGGTTGCCGTGGTTGGTGCATCAGGCGCCAATGCGGCCTTCCTCGAATTCAACCGAACAGGTGCCTTTGCCTCCTACCTCGGTATTGATACGGACAACGCGTGGAAGGTGGGTGGCTGGTCTGCGGGCGCCGTCGCTAACCGCCTCGTCCACGAAGGGCTGGCAACCGTCAACCTGACGGCCATTAACGCATCCACGCTGGTGACTTCGGGTGCCATCACCTCTAGCGGTCAGGTCACGGTCCACAATCAGGTGGCAGTGGATGGTGGCGGCTGCGGATTCACGTTCGCCGATCGTACAAACTCGGGTGCCACTGCCCAGTGGTACTACACGACGGGGTCAGCCCGCCTGTTCTTCAATGGCGGCCTTGGTGACACCATCACCATCAGCGCCACGACGGGCAACACGACGGTCACGGGCGTCTGGACAGGTCCGAACTTCATCGCCACGTCGGATCGCCGCCTGAAGAAGTACGTCAAGAAGCGGAAGGCGCGTCAGGATCTTGCCGACTCGCTGAACTTCGTCTCCTTTACGTGGAAGAAGGACAGCCGCCCTGACCTTGGCGTGATCGCTGATGAGGTTCGCGAGGTGGCCCCCGAGTACGTCTATGAGGACGATAGCGGCGTTCTCGGCGTGGACAAGGCAATGCTGGCCCTTGAGGCAGTGATCGGCTTGGCGGCCCGCGTACGGGCTCTGGAGGGCAAGTAATGACCCTTCCGGCCAGCGGGGCGATATCGCTTCAGAGTATCTAGGACGAATTCCTCGCCCCTCGCGGTACGGGACTGACCTCCTTCTACCGTGGCGGTACGTGGGTGGCGAATACCGGAGCTAACGCAGGCGTGCCCACCTCCGGAGCCATCGGCCTGACAAACTTCTACGGGGCAACCCGTGTCGGTCCGCTGTCGGTCAATGCCAACGATGTAAGCGGCGATAGCTGGCCTGGTACGGGTAGCATCTTCGGGACCGGCTTCGCTAGCCCGAGCGGCGGCACGCCTCCGTACACCTACGCATGGACCAACATCAGCGGCAGCACGTACACCCTCGGTACACCAAGCGGTCAGAGCACGACCTTTGCGCGTGCCGGCAACCCGCCCCAGGGTAGTGCGGCCTCCGGCGTGTACCGCGTCACCGTGACGGATGCTGCCCTTGCTACGGCCTTCAAGAACATCACGGTGGCCGATAGCCGGGCGTAAGATGTCGCCATGCCCGTCTACTGGAAACCGCCAAGCGTTGAGGGAGCCGCCCAGTTCGCCTACTGGTGTGAGTCCCTGTTCGGTTACGTGACACAGACGGCGTTCCGGGATGGGCGGTGGCGGATCAGCATCTTCCCGCACGGGAATGACGATGAGGCGGCCGTTGGTGCCTACGTCCGCACCGAAGCTCAGGCCAAGAAGTTCGTGGAGCGATGGGCCCATCACAACCACCACCGGATTGCTCCGGCCAAGGGCAGGCATCGGATGCCGCATGAGGGCGGAAAGTAGTTCCGCAATATTTCCTTGGCATCCTAAAACAAGGGATATGGATATCATGAAATCGCTATGTAATCGGAACAGGAATGGTCCATAAACGGCTTTGTACGGCCATTTCACGACAGACTTAAAATCCCTCATCCGTAAGGGTATGTGGGTTCGAGTCCCACTCCGGGCACCAAGGGCTGCGAGGGTATTCGCCATAGCCATTTCGTTCCGCAATTCCTGATCCGTTCCGCAATCGTCATTTCGTGGGGCTGACTTTCGCCCCTCGTCTTGACCGGACATAAGCCTCTGTCATCACCACGGAGGTATGGCCTAGCTGCTTCTGAGCCTGCCGGATATCCCCACTGGAATCGGCCTTGTCGGATGCCGCCTTGGCCCGAAGGTCACGGAACTGGAAGTCCACGCCAGAGGCAATCCTGGCATCGTCGAATCGCTTTCGGAGCTTGGCGTAGGTCAGGGGCTTCCCTCGCTCGTCCACGATCAGCCGCAGGGCATGGATGGCATACCCGCGCTTCCTCTCGGCGATACGCTCCAGCAATGCCGCAAGCTCGCCCGTGACCGATATGCGGAGGCGAGCCTTGGTCTTGGCCTGCGTCACCTCTAGCGCCCCGTCGCGCACATCCCCATCGCTCATCCTGAGAACGTCAGACACCCGCTGACCCGTGAGGTAGGCAAGGTCGAGCGCGTCCCGTAGCGGCTGGCTGGCCTCGTTCCATAGACTCTTGAATGCCCCGTCCGTGACGTACATCTCCCGCGCTCGCTCCTTGTTCCCCTTGATGCCGGCGCAAGGGTTCGCGAGGGAGGTGAACCCATAATCCCTGGCGAAGTTCCAGATGTGGGACAGAAGGGCCTTTTCCCGGTTCGCGCGTACTGGTGCCGATGACCGACTGCTCAGGTACATGCGGACGTGCTGAGGCTGGATGTCGTCTAGCGGGCATGGCGGGCTATCGAAGAACGCCAAGAGCTGGCGTAGCTCTCGCTCGTTGCCACGCTGAGTGGCCGGCGACTTGTTGGGTATAACAAGGGCGCGGTAGCGGTCGGAGACATGCCGGAAAGTCACGACCTCGGCTACAACCTCTTGAGCGTGCCGATTCTTCTCGTAGGCCGCCCACTTCAGGATTGCCAGCCCATAGTCCGTTCCAAGCGGCTCCTCCCGGCGCGGTGTGCCGCCGTGGTCGTAGTAATAGTGCACCCCTGACGGGCGCTTACGCAGCCTCAGGCGAGGGATGGCATTCGGGTTACTCGGGCGTCGTCCCATCCTATGCGGCCTTGTGCGGCTTCCACGGCGTGCGCTGGCGTGATTCCGCCTTGATGCCCTCAATTGCAGCAACCGTCACCACAGGCCAGCCGTTGTTGTCCACGTAGTGCCGAATCCCGTTGTTACGCAGGAAAGCCAACTGGCGGGCGCGCGTGTGCGCCCTGGTGAACTCGGCGATTTCTTCTCGGGACAGGCAGAGCTTGTCATCGCTCATCGCCCGAACCTCCAAACTTCTCACGAAGCCTTCTCTCTGCAACGTCATTGATTAGATCCCATAGACGCTTCATTTCGTCAGATGTTAGGTTTCCATCAAGTGTGCCGATGAATTCATCCCATTCGACAGTCATCACTTCGACCTCGATGATTCGATTCGTTCGCGGCACCAAGTCTGGACTTCGGACTCAACCCACACCGTAGTCATGCAGCCTAGCTTGATGCTTTTAGGAAAATCTCCGCGACTCTGTAGTCGGTATACATGTGTACGACTCAGACCCGTCACCGAGCACACCTCCGGAAGGCGAAGGAACCTTATTCTTGGCTCTTGTGGGCGAAGACGCTTCTTGTGTTCCTCGGTCAGCCAATCCGGAATATCAGCATTTGCCACTTCTCACCCCCTGGCGACCAATTGCCCAGTCATAAAGCTGCATTGCCATGATCGCCATACATCTGGTCTCGCGATCGACGTCAGTTCCACGACTGATAATGTAAGCGGCACGGTTGAGCGCGATCTCCGGGGAGAATTCACAACCATTGACCTCCGGAAGGTCGACACCGTTCTCTTCGGCGTCCCTCATCAGAGATGCCACGCGATCCTCCACCCATCGGACGTAAAACTCATCCCATGGGGCCTCGCTATCATCGTCAGATTCTTCATGCTCCCCTATGCGAAGTTCTTCCCAATCCTTCAGGGCGCGACGAAAGCAGTGCATGAGATCCACGTCAGCCATTTACGTCTTCCTCGCCCATGTATAGAGGGTAAAGCTCGTCCTGAAGATCTATTGCACCCCACCGCCTAAGGTTGGCCGTGATTAGGCCACTCAGATCCTCTATAGAGAACATTTGGTGTCCCTCATGCATCTCCACCTCTTCAAGGGCATGTAGGGCATCGTAGAACGCCCTGGCAAGGAAGAAGACGTACTCATTTCCACATCCTGGGCCATTAGGAAACCAACCTCCCTTTCCGTCACTTCGTATCTCAATTATGGGGTCGTATATATCTTGGGAGTTGTATCGGTAGTCTTCGAGAATCTGGGCGACCTCAATAGGCTTACCTATGTATCTCATCACCTGTCCTCCGAGTCATAAGTTTCATCATCGATACGCATAAGATCAGTTGCTTCGTCAGTGGAGAACGAGTCTTTATCGAAGTCTGCTTCTGAGCCGGCGAACCCGTATGAGACGGCTAGCAGGTAGCCAGCCCGATATGCCGCATGAAGTTTCGATTTAATTTCATAGCTTTTCATATCAGCCCCCCCGTATCCCTATTCTCGTAAAAGTTCGTCGGCACGTATCTCAACTTGGCGGAGGGTAAACGAGATGCCTGAAATATCCCCCGAGCTGTCAAGGTCGCTCATGGCTACGTACATGGCATGGGCTAATGCCGCATCAAGATTGAAGGCCCCATAGTTACCGGTGACCTTTGTGTTGACGCCTTCTACTGTAAGTTTTGTGTTGAACTTCATTACAGATAACCCCACGATTTAAGTAGTTCGTCAGCCCTTTCCCTAATGAAATCGCACGTATCCCACGATCCGTGGCAGTGATTGCGGGCCTCGGCTATGGCCTGTGTTAGCGCATGGGCCAAGGCTGCGTCGTGGGTTAGTGAATTGACCAACGTGTCCATTGATGCGTCGTAGTGACCAGCCACTAATGGACGCGAGTCTCCCTTGGCGTGTTCGACAAGTTCAGTCCTCAGCCTCACACCCCACCTCCCGCATTCTTGTTCTGGCGATGCCACTTAACGAATTCCTTGAACACTTTCCAGCCCCCGTATGACGCGAGTGCCTTACTGCATGAGACATTGATTGCATAGGCGGCACTCCAAACAACTCCGGCTATGAAAAGTACGCCACCGGATACCATGGTCACGTATCCGATCCACATCGCCACAGTATTCATTTCTCACCTCCCGCCCCGGCCTTGGTTCGGGCAAGGTCTACATATGAGTCGAACTGTTCATTGGTCATATAGACATTTCGCGGGCTGTCACAGGTAAACTCAACGTAGCTGTGCTCACGAATCCACCTGTAACGCTCCGCATCAGCCACTGCCTCAATCAGCGCTTGGCCGTGGTAGCAGATAACGTCGAAAGTTCGGCTGTACGCAAGATCGTATGCCTCGCTACTTTCAATACAGTCAGTCTTAGCATAGGCAGCACGCACCGCGTCAATCGCAGCCTTCAATTCCTCAACCATGCTCACTGCCCACCTCCTTTCGGCGGTTGTAGGCGGTTATGCCGCCCTTCTGTATCCACGACCTGATCGGGCCGAACTTCCGGTCGGCCCACCAGTCCCAACGCTCCCCGATCTTCTGTAGGAATCGGCCAACGGGTTCCATGACATAGATGACGGCGACCGGCGGTAGAAGCGCAATTGTCAGTGGCAGACTTACCCACCACCGCCAGTTCTTCACCGTCATGTACTTCGCTGGAACACGATTAGGATTCACGTATTCACTCACCTCAATCCCCCTCGCCGATGATGGCCGTTAGGTCTATCGCTGCACCCAATGCGTCGCGGTATCCGTCGAAGTAGCCAAGGTCGTAGCTGCTCTGTCCTTTGCGAACCGGAGACGACTCAAACTCGGCCTGAAAAGCCTCCAGCTTCTCCATACTCACTGCCTTGGGCTGGGTGGATATGGCGGCTTCAAGTGCGGCGCGCATGGCTTCGTAATCTGCCTCGTCATCCGCACCTATGAATTCGTCGTAGGCGGTCATAGCCTTATCGATCATTTCATCCGTCACACTGGCTTGGGTCATGGTGACGTACCCTCCTTTCACTGCCGCAGTTAGGTCGAATGCTGTGACCTCGGTTAGCCTCCTCTTTTCCATCACCCACCACTGTCGGTGCTGCGTTGAGCATTTCGGCGTAGGCGTATGCTGCTGTCGTGTCATAGGTGACATTTGCCTTGCCTGACTCGATCAGGCTCTTTCGACCAGACTCTATTATTTCGCGCGTCGCCACTAATGGCGCGAGGACGCGTCCATTCATAGCCTCTGATGCCGCCTTCGCATCGGCGATGATGTCCCCGGTGTCAAGGCCGGGAACGATCTTATCGACCAGTTCGGATAGTGCACGCTCAACCTTGTCGCTGAATTCATCAACAGGCACGAGCCTGTAGCTGGTGGGGATGGTGGGTGTTGACTTATAAAGAGGCGTCGGTACTGATCCGGGGTCACAGTTGTGTTGTGCCATAACTAGCTCGTCATACACGTTGCCGTGATTGTCTAGCCAAGCCACAGCCTCCCCCTGCACAACGGGCTGGGGCTGGGAGAGGTGGAAGTCGATGGCGTCAGCCATGGCTCGGAAGTCAGGGGTCTTGTAATCGCCAAGGCGAGATTCATACCACTCTGCCTCCTTGATAAGTTCATCGCGAACCTGCTCAATCGTCATTGTCATTTCGTCTGCTCCTTGGGGGTGCGGGCGGTTTCAAGTTCGTCAGACGACATCCCGGTCATCACATAGCCAAGAATGGCCGTAGCATGGAACTCGTCAATCGATAGGCCGTCGCACTCGCCCTCGATGGCATCCATTAGGCGCTGTGCGTAACCACCCGTGCCGTACTCGATTTCCTCAAGCTTCTGAGCATCGTTAGCCGCCTGGATAAGGACGGCGTGTATTTCCTCGCCACAGAAACGGGCCCATTCCGCTGCCATGGTGTGTAGCTGGCCTGGTGTGAGGCGCGCGGTCATAGTCCGTGCCCCAAGTCTTCCATGATCGTATGGCGGGGCGAATAGCCGTCTTCACGGTACTGCTGGAAGCATTCGTCATTGGCGAACTGCCAGGCACCTATCCACGTCTTCTCGTATCCAGCCCACTTGATCCAGTAGGCCATGCGGAGACTCCATAGGATCTTCATGGCGACACCTCTGTCGACTCCAACAAATAGAGCGGCGGTAGTCCATTGGCGAATTGCAGCAAGTGCCACTTAGTAATCGCACTCGGATATGACGTTCCGCTTGGTCCTTCACTTCCTTCTTCGGCATAGGCGAGCGCAGCGGACTCGATGTCAAATAAAGCTGCATCTATAGCTCGGGAAAGATCAAATAGCCTGCGTACTTCGGCTACGGTGTCTCCTTCTTCTTCCATTTCAAGAATGGTCACTATCTGGCAGTACGCGTTCGCGTCATCCCTTGTAACTAAGGTCATGGACCCGTTCTGCAACTCCCCCACCCGCGCCCGGAGCGAGGCGAGTTCTTGCTCCAGCTCTCGTGAGCGCTTGTACTCGGCGTCGTACGCGATGCGAAGCTCGGCGTGATCGTCCTCAAGCGCCCTGTAGTCGGTGTGGGTGACGAACTTCTGGCCCACCGCTTTGCTTTTGTCCGTTGACGAAACGAGGCATCCAGATTTTTCACTCACCCAGTAGATGAACATATTTGTGTCATTGTTCATTTCACTGTCCTTCAGGCCAGATAAGAGCATCAGCGCGGCCACTGAATACAAGCCATGCACAGCGAAAACGGTTGGCTACTGAGTAAAGTCCAATAGGACGACAGACAACGTATTTCCCATTTATATTTACAGCAGTGGTAGATCTAGTCCTGTAGATCTCGTCAACTGTGTAAACGCTAGGTGCTTTTTTCATCACGCCCCGTCCTTCGGCTTGTTTCTGGCGATTATTTCAGCTAGGTCATCCAGAAGGCTCTTAAACTTATCGTTCGTATGGCCAGCAAGCCCAATGTTGACTACCATAGCTATTCTTACTTCCTCCATGGCTGAATGAAGCTTGCCTTCTGCGATAGCCACCTCGGCGGTGAGTTCGGAAACCGTCTTGTCCTGATAGGTGTTCATCGCATTGGCAAAGCCGAGCTTCGCCGTTAGGTCCGCGACTTCCGTGGTGAGTTCGGCAATGCGGTCAGTAAGACGGTTGTTTTCCACAACCAACGGGTCATCATGGATCTCGTCCTCGCCGCGTTCCATCGGTGACTGTCCAACATACATATCGTTCATTGCCTCATCTCCCTGGCAACGAGCATGGCGTCAGCTATCTCGTAGGCCTCTTTGGCAGCCTCGGCATAGCAAGCGCTGAAACTAGCGTCAGAGTCGGCGACGAAGGCAAGGTAGGATTGCATCGCCTTAGCCGCAAAGTAATCGCGAAGCATCATTCCGACTGGCGTGTTGTCGTGCCAGTTCGGTGCGGGGAAAGCCGGTCCACCTACGTTGCCGCTCATACTTCCCCCTCGGCACGCTGGAGGGCGGCGTGGGCTAGCTTGATGGCCGCTTCAGTGTCATCGACGCAGCGGACACCCTTGGTCTCCACGACGCGATTGATGAGGTATTCCGCAGCGTTCGTGAGCTGGTGAAGTGCTTCATAGAGACTTTCCTTTGTCTCCATCAGGTTTTGCACACCGTTTACGATCAAGGGCGGCTGACCCTGGACTGTGAGGTATCCAACAAGGTTGAGTTCGTTTCCTTTAGCGGGCTTCATGAGAGTCCAATCCTTATCGTTGGGTTCGAACCATGATCCAGAGCGGTCAACCCCGCCAATTCGATAGTCCGGAGTAAATGGATAAACACCCCACGTCGGCCACATCAGAATGATTTAGCTAATGCGGTGCGAGCGATATTCGCCATCCACCGAGATACCGGGTCGTCGTTGGCGTCTTGGTGGTTGGAGATACTGCGTAAGGCATCCTTGAGGTTGTCTAGCTCACTCGCCATACGGGAAACTTGCTCACCGAGAGACGGACTTCCTCCGTCGGGAGGGTCCATATACCTGGTTGATCCAATAGCCATGGCTACTTCATTCATCTCTCTGTCGAAATCTTCTTCAATACTGCAAAGTGTGTGCACTCGGCTGAAGACATCGTCGACATCAACGTCATCCACCCCCAGAACTCCTGATAGTTCTTTCCATCGATCCTGATGCTCATCCAGGAGGATGCATACGGTTCGGTAGAATGGATGCTCGCCATCGACCATACTGGTATCGTCACCACCATTAGGACTCATGAGATGTCTCCAGGTGCAATATCTCGAGCCATGATCATGGCATCCGCAAGCTTGTAGGCTGCCGCTGCATATTGAAGTGCAACGTTGTCACTGGGGAGGCAGAGCTTCAGAACCAAGCTGCTGACCTGTCCCCGCATCCACGGCGGCTCACAAATGAGCGCGGCAAGAGCTTTACCAGCAAAGTCATCGCGCAGCGTCTTGCCTGGATGGCGAATATGTAAGCCGGTTAAATCCGTATCCATCAGTGGATATGCTGGACCGCCCGTGTAGTCATCCATCAGAGTTCTCCAACAAGGACAAGTTTTAAGACACCATCGAGTTCCTGTATCGCTCCCATGACTTTCTTATCGTTATCGCGGGCAGTATCACGGTCAGTCTGATAGTGATCCCATGAGCACGAGTTACTCGCCGCTTGGTCAAGGATGTCGGACAGTTCGGTCATTTTTTCTTGCAGCTCTACTCGTGATGCAAAGAATGCAATTGTATTTTCAGCGGACTGATCCATCATCCAAGCTACGCGATTGGCGCGAAAATCCTTCACAAGATCAGAAAGTGTCACAAGAATTCCTCTCGCTCATGGCGTGTCCTTAGTAGTAAGACTTTCGGCGGAAGGGAATGAACGGGATGTCATCCTCTGACATATCGCCGTAGGAGGCGTCGGCCTGCGAACGCTGCGGTGCCGTGCGTTCCTGGCGAGGTGCCTGTGAAGGCTTGCCACCGCCATCAGCGTTACCGCCAAGCATCTGCATTTCACTGGCGATGATGTCTGTGGAGTAGCGCTCGACGCCGTCTTTGTCGGTGTACTTGTCGGTACGCAGAGAGCCTTCTATGTAGACCTGGCGACCTTTCTTCAGATACTCACCGGCAATTTCAGCGAGCTTGCCGAACAGCTTCACACGGTGCCACTCGGTGCGCTCCTGCTTCTCGCCGGTCGTCTTGTCATTCCAGGCTTCGGAGGTAGCGACAGACAGCGACGTAATGGCCGTACCGGCGGCTGTGTAACGCGTCTCGGGGTCTTTTCCGATGTTCCCGAGAACGATGACTTTGTTCACGCCCTTGCTCATGCTGCTTTCTCCAGAATCGATTCAGTCGTTGCCTGGACGAGGGCCATGAACTCGTTACGCCGCTCGGCAAGCCTTGATAGTTCTTCTCCGCACTCGCTGCGGTACAGGCGGTGGATGGACAACTGCTTCCCTTCGGGGAAGTCGGAACAAAAGCTGATGGAATCGACCCAGTCCCGTCCGGTGCAATCAAGGTGTCCAATTAGCTGCCACCTGTATGACGGGTCAAACGAGTTGCGACGCAGCGTTGCGTAGTGGGTCGTCGCAATGACTGACTTAATCTCCACGACGCCATCAGTGCCAACCAGTCCGTCAGGCGAATCGCCGTACTCGCCACAGTCGAAGAAACCGCCACCATCGACATCAACAAATCGCTCATCCTCGTAAAGCATCCTGGCGATAGGCTCCTGTTCGTGCCCACGGTCCATGTGGTCGTTCTTGAAGCTGAATTCCGACTTGGTTCCTGTGAGGCGCTCTAGAGCGATCTGTAGCGCGTACTGCTTGGCCGGATCACCAAACGCTTTCCCATCGTTAGCCATGAAGCACCCAAACTTGGAGGCTGTGGCCTTGCCGAGGCGTAGCGCCTGCCACTCATCGGTGTTCTGCTCAACGTCATGCCACAGCATCGAGGCACTCTCCGATAAGCTGCGCCTGGTGTTCCTCGCTGATGTCCACGCGGGCGAGAACACTCTCAAGGTTTCCGTCACGCTTGAATGCCGCCTTGGCGTTCTCCCATGCCTTTTCCTGCGAGGGGGTGACTTGGCGCTTGCCTGGCGTCTTCGGGCTGATCCGAAGACCCTCCACCGACTCCTTGCCGAACCGGACGTTGGTATCCACGTATACCGTCACGCTGACGCCATTCCAGTCGTCGATGAAGGCCGATCCGGTCAACGACTTCAGCGTCTTGCTGTTCGTCGCGTTGAGGATCATCGGCTTGAGCTTCTCCCCGGGACGCAATTCCTTCTCGACGAAGTGCGCCGTGTTGAACTGGTCCTTGGTCTTCTTCGTCTTGTCACTCTCAAGCCGAACCATCTTGATGGTCAGCGTGGTGGGGCCAACGATGTCGGCACTGCTCAGGTACGGCGAGTCGAATGCCTTGCGATAATGCGTTTTCGCGGACTCGTTCATTTCAATTCTCCGCAGGACTGACGGGCCTGCTCCGTGTTGGAATTAGTTGCGCGTTGCTGGTGTGAGGACACGCGCGGGAACCCAGGAGTACGGCACCAGCTACCGGCGCATCACGTCACTTCGACGGGCTTGCCGTCTTTGAGCCGATACCACGTGTCCGGCTTGATTCCGTCGCGTCCGGCAATTCCTGCCCACACGGCGACGATGGCGTTATTCGTGTTCCGCTCGGCCAAGAACAGCGCGCAGCCCTCTTTGCCGCGGACCTTTCCGCAGTTGCCCGAGGCGGTCGCTGCACCGGAGTCGCCCGAGGCGGTCGCTGCACCGCAGTCGCCCGAGGCGGTCGCTGCACCGGAGTAGCCCGAGGCGGTCGCTGCACCGTAGTAGCCCGAGGCGGTCGC